TTTCCACATGGTCATCAAGATCGGTTTGAGAATTAAAAGCATGGGACTGCTTTGAACTTCACCAATACCTTAGTTCCGATTGCTGTGACCTTCCAATCGGGCCACTGACTGCTCAAGATTTGCCAGTCGCGCAAAAATCTCTTGATCGCGAGTCCTGATGTCTGCGTGGAGAACATCAAGCCGACTGGCTAAGTTATCGACGGCGGTGGTTAATCGTATTAACGAGTCCCGTCCTTGCTGGCTTTGACGGCTCATGCCGGTCAGCCCAGCAGACGCGACGCCGACAGACGCCCCAGCGACAGCAGCCCAAACTTCAACCACCATTCGACCCCTAGCGTCAAACCATCATGGCCAAGAACAGGAAGACCAAGACCATGGCTGGCTTGGCGATTTTGTACGCATCACGATCATGCTCTGGGCCATGGCGATCATCACCGCAAACTACGTCGGCTACTTCAAGGGACAAATCGATGTGACTTTTTCGGCGAGCTTGTTGAGTTCAACCGCTGCAAGCTATGGCCTGACAATGAATAGAACAGGGAAGAAGAAAGAAGAGAAGAACGTTATCGTTGAGAAAGATTCCAAAACTGGCATCAAGTAGATGAGCTTTTCCTTCCGCCCTCAGGAAGACGACAGCCTTTGGCTAGCGGTACTTCGGATCTGCATCGTCCCCCTATCTGTGTTTTCTGTCTTGATGATTATGCAGATGGGAACACTGCTGGCTTTCAAGAATTACGCCCAGCAGTTAAGAGGTCAGGGCAACGACATTCCCAGCGCGTCTATTCTTAGACACAAGAACACCAAAGCTGGCATCAAATGACCCGCACACTTTTGGTATTAGGGATCACTTTGGCGGCCGCTTTGCCTGCTCAGGCGGATCTACGCCATGTGATGACCCAAAGCGCCCAGATCTCGGTAGATCAGGCGTATAGCTCAGCCACTCGTGGCGGGACCACCTACAGCAGCCAAGGCACCAACGTCACCCCATCGGTGACAGACGGAGGCGTGACAACCAACAACCGCATCGGCGGCTTGGACATGTCCACCATTACCAGCGGCGTGCCGGACATCGTGGACACGAACTATGACGTGACCACCGCCGGTTCGGCTTATTCCATGACTGAGTCGCTGACGGTCGGCGATTCCATCCCAGCCTCTGGAACCACCGTGACGAATGGAGTTGTGCCGACATTGCCCGTGATGGCCACAACGATCACCGGAGCCGGGGGCGAAGTTGGATCTCTAAGTGCGACGGTGACCAGCTCAGGCCAAGCAACCGTCACGGCTGGCGACGCTGGCACCTCGGCCATATTGTCCACCAAAATCGAGCTGGAAATTGACTAAGGCTTGGCTGCTGGTTTTGCTGCTGCCTGGCTCTGCCATGGCCGCACCTATCGTTCCCCAGTTCACCCAAGGCCAGCTCAATTCGCGGGTTGAGTCGAGCACGGTGATCCAAGAATCGATCACCAGTTACAACTACCGAACCGGCTATAGCTATTCAGCCGCAGGCCATAACGTCGAAACGGTGGGCGATGTGCCCATCTCTCCTGATGCCACCGTCACCAACAATCAGACCGTCGGTGGCGTGAACTTTTCTTGGACTAGCCCCCACCTTGAAACCAAGCCCCAATGGCAAGTCGTCAATCCTGGCGAAAGCTGGAGTATCACAGAATCGTTCATGGCCCCTGGTCTAGATGCAGTGACGCAGGTCCAAAGAACCATCACCACGGAGACGGTCCAGGAAAGTACGTCGGTGTTCTCGCAGTAATCGCTGCACTCGGCAGCCCTGCTTACGCCAACACAACAGTTGCAAATCCATCCAGTACGTCTACTGGCTCAGTGGTCAACAATGCCTATCAGATGATGACAGGGCCGCATCCGATTTACCGGATGTCGCAAGGGATCCAGTGCCCTGGGCCAACGCTCACCGTGTCGCCTTTTGTGACCGGCAGCAGGAACTTTGACCTGCCGTTTGAGTCAACAACGCGGACGCCTGTTTATTCAACAGCAGACAGCAATGATGACGGCGAGCCTGACTCCCCAGGCAAGGTGCTCTACTACTCAGAGCTGCCACGCTTTGAGAAGGATCGGCGCTCGCTGAACTACGGCATCACGGCCACCTTCTCTGTGCCGCTGGATCGTGGCTTGGCCGATCAGTGCAAACGAGCCGTCAACACAAATATCAAATTGCAGGAGCAGTTGCTGGCCACCAAACGCCTAGAGCACGAGCTTTTTAGGGCTCAAAAATGTGGGGAACTTGCCAAGGCGGGCGTGCAATTTACGGGTCAAATGTCAGTGGTGTGCAGTGACCTGATTGTCACAGTGCCACCGGTCAAGATGGTGCCCCACACGCACGCTATTTCCGCGCCTTCCGCTGCGCCTGCTTCCGGAGGAAAGTAGAGGGCCGCGCCTCCTGTTTACGGGTCACAATCTCCTTTGCCTTAGTCAGCAGCTTTTTCACCACCGGCTTGATGATCCGCACCAAGAACGGCGTGCTCAATGCAGCGGTGGTTGCAACGACAGCGATGCCTGCGGTCTGCGCTGCCTCGTAAGGCGACGGGATTGCCTTGACCAGCTGCTCCGTCACAGGAACGTTGCGGTAGACCTCTTTGCACACGCCATCGACCAGCTCATAAGACTCCAGGATCTTGCGGCCATTGGGTGACAAGGTGCCCACCTCTGTGGCGTCTGCTGGCGGACACTTCACCTCCGGCTGTGGTTTGTCCTTTGGCGGTGGTGGTTTTGGGTCAGTCTTTTGCTGTGCTGGCGGCTTTTCTTGTTCTTGATTCTGTGCCGGTGTCGGCTCAATGATTTGCAGCTTGCGCGGGTTCCAATCCAGCGGAACGTAACTGGGGATCTCACCCTCAGGGCAAGAGATGCCAACGCCGTTCGGGTCATCCCGCAGCAGAGATGGATTCAGATGTGCGTCTCTGTGAACCCTGGCACAACCTGGCTTTTGATATATCGGACGCGGCGCTAAGTTCTGCGTGACCGGCGGCGGAAATACATGCGGCTCAGGGATGGGCCGTATCTCAATCGTCGGGATCTCAATATCAGGAATGTCCGGCATGAAATCAGGCGATCGATTCGTAGCGGGTCAGCTTTGGATTGAGAGGAACCGCAGAAGAGAGGGGCCGCCCATTGTTTACACCGTAATGTCCGGCAATAGTGCTAGGCCGTTTACAGATACAAAGGCGATCTTGAAGTGGGTCAAGTGGCCCAAGGGCACGCCAACTGGGGACGCCTTGCGCGAATGGCTAGCCTCGTTTGAGCAGAAACAAGAGGCACCCGCGCCAGAACTGGACATGGCGCAGCTGCAGCGTGAAGGCTTCGGGCCGGAAGCTCATGAAGATCAAGCCTTTGATCCAATCACCGGACAGGAGATACCGGACGACCCAGTAACCGGCACCAAGATGGTGATCTGACTTTGACCGTGCTATAAAAGTCATACGCATACCGGCGTCTCCCGCGACGAGCGCTCCGTCACTGCGTTGTTTGAGCGGGAGTCCTTTTGCTAGACAATCGGCGCTGCTCACCCCGAATAATCATCGGGTTTGGCCTGATCAGCCCTTGAGAACCTCCGGGACGCCGGGGGTTTTCTTGTATCAAGGGTTGAACCTGTCGATAGCGCGATTCAAGTACCAAGCCGCCTTTTGCAGGTCTTGGACCGTGTTGCCCTTGTGCCATGCCCGCAGCAAGTACTTCATGGTCTGTCCCACCAGATAGCCAGTCACAGCATCAGGCGCACCAGCGACCACATCCTCGATCACCTCAATCGCTTCGACGCGACCTTTGGTGTAGTGCGCTGGTGAGTTGACCTGATCGCTCACTTCAAACTGGGGATTGCTGGCCCTGTGGCTTTAGGCAGCTCAGGAACTTCAGGGACGGGCACTTGATCAAGGATCGTTTTTGTCAGCTCTAGCTTCAGCTCGCTGGCGTAGTTTTTGACCATTGATGGAACACGCGTGTAAGCCATCACGCCCATGACGGCCATAGTTCCAGACATGACAAAGCCGAGAACACCTAGCAGGTTGTAGACCTTTTGCACTACATCAAGGACATCTGACTGCAAGCTAGCCTTTTTTCAGCGATGTCAAAATAATTTTGCTCGCGCTCTATGCCTACAAAATTAAAGCCCTCTTGCATTGCCGCTTTGCCGGTGCTTCCTGATCCCATAAACGGATCAAGAACAATCCCGCCAGGTGGTGTGACCAGCCTGCACAGGTAGGCCATCAAGTCCGTGGGTTTAACAGTGGGATGACTGTTACC